CATGGATTCCAAGGGCCAGGTGGATGGTATATTGAGAAGTCTTTAACGACTCTTAATAAACAAGACCCTGTTAGTGAATATAATACCCAGTTGTGGAATACAGGTATCGAAGCAAACAAAGAGATTGCACGTAAACAGAAAAGACGTTTACATTATGTGTCTAATGTCTATGTTGTTTCAGACCCTAAAAATCCCGACAACGAAGGTAAAGTATTCAAATATAGATTTGGTAAAAAAATCTTTGAGGCTCTTAAGGAAGCAATCTCACCTGCATTTGCAGATGAAAATGCAATCAATCCTTTCGACCTAAGAGACGAAGGTGCTAATTTCAAAATCAAAATCCGTAAGGTTGATGGTTACTGGAATTATGATAAATCTGAATTCGATTCAGTTTCACCTTTGTTTGATGATGAAGCAAAACTAAACTCCGTGTTTGGTCAAGTGCATTCATTGTCTGATGTAATTGCACCGAGTGAGTTTAAAACTTACGAGGAACTAAAAGAGAAACTTGAAAGAGTTCTCGGTAGTGCATCTACATCAACTGCAGAATCAGTATCACAAGATATGGAAGAAGTGCCATGGTCTAATGTGAACACTGAATCAGTTGCAGAAGAACCAGTAGTCCCTACTGCAGAAACTTCATCCCCACAGGAAGAAGATGATGCAATGGATTACTTTAAAAATCTAGCTAACGAAAATAGTTAATTAGATTATTGGGGTGTACCAATTCTTGATTATGAATATAAGTGATAAAGTTGGTACATTCACTAAGACCGTGGAAATAAGGGGGTACTTAGTAAGGGAAAGGTTGACGGCAAATACAAGCGGGTCAATCGGTTAAGAACGGGATGCTGTAAGGCGTGGGGTGACTTAACACTTTTATAATTAACAGGAAAAAATATGCCAAGTGTGAAACCAAGATTAAATCCAAAGAACAGACAGGAAGAACCATTCGATAGACTTCTTCGTAGATTCAAAAAAGATTGTGACAATGCAGGTATCGTGCAAGAGGTAAGAGATAGAAAATATCACGAGAAACCTAACGATACTAAGAATCAGAAGAATCAAGATTTAAAGAGAAGGAAAAAACTAGACCTTAAGAAACGACAAAATGCAAACTATAGAAAAATTAGATGAAACAATGGCACGGTGGCAAGGGTTCAAAAAGACGGAACTCAAACGAGGAACTATACTCTGATAATTGGGAGAAAATCTTTGGCAAAAAGAAACCCGATATTAAAGTTAGAAAAGAGACACCAAGTCATGGTGCATCACAAGTCCATTCGGACAAAACAAAATACAATAGAAAAAAGATTACTTAACCACCAGCACCTCTTGCTGCAGAAGGTTCATTATTTCTTGGATTGCCTGAAGGTGGTATAAATGTAGTACTTGATGATACATTATCTCCACCCTTAATAAGAGTATTCACATTCCCACCACTTTGTTTTTCAACTTCATTTAACTCTATAGTACTATCTTCAATCTCTCCACCAGTATTAGGAGTTTTCATGGCATAGTCCATTGGAGACATATATGTCATAGAGTCTTTATCCCATACTAGACCATCCATCTCTTTCTTTACCCTTGTAAGGACATCATTATTATATCGTTCACCTCTCATTTCTAGTTCTATTGCTGAACGAGAATCATCTGTTAGGTTGTCAGTATTTAAAAGGTCTTGTAACATCTGTTTTGTAAAACTACCAGTTGCAAGTGCATCCATATCAATGGTGCCTTCTTCGGGATTATATCCAACACCTTTACCATCCGTTCCATCACCTTCCATGTATTTTAGTCGTTCTTCTTTAGTCATACGTTTGTCTTCTTCACCTTTTGGGGTTAGGTCTTCGTCATCACCTCCAAATCCAAAGAATTTTAGAATCCTTTTTCCTAATCTTCCACCGAGGTCTTTTACTGTATCAATAGCTTTCTGAAAAGACTCCATAATCTTGTCACCCATATTACTAGCAAAGTCACCTATCTTTGTACCTATCTCTTTCATCTTATCTGTAAAGGCATAGAATTTTTCTTTTAAGTAATCCCAAGATAGAATTATTGCAATTCCAAGAAGTGCAACAGCAGCTGCTATTATAAGGAACGGAGCTCCCAAACCTGCAATTGCACCTACAAGTGCAACGACTGCTGTTCTAAGTGCCATCAAAACACCCGTTAATATAGTTTTTAGAATTGCAGTTAAACCTGTTACGAGTGGAATCAAGACACTGTTTACCATGAACCCAACAGCTCTTGTCAACAACTTGAATGGTGCAAGAATTAGTTTAGTAAAACCTGAAAGTATAAATTTGACTAAATCACCGAATTTTTTGAACATGTTTTTAAATACAACACCTAACATCTCAGCATCACCCGATAGTAATGTTGAAAAGACAAGTCCAACACTTGTAAAGAATGCACCGAAAACTCTTGTCAACCCAGCACCAAGAACCGCCAGGGATGATATCATATTACTAAAGAACTCTGAAATATTCTTGTTGAACCCAGTAGTCAGACCTTTTAATGTATTTCGCAGGTCAGGAAAATAACTTTCCAAGAACTTATCTGTATCTCCAAGATTAGCAGTAAATTCTAATATACTCGTAGTTACATCTTTAATTGCGTATGCATATTTTAATATATCATCAAAGATTGGTGCAATGTCAACTAATCCA